TGGCCAACCTGCCAGTTTGTGCCGTCAGAATACACAGGCGTAGCAACAGCGCCCCCATCAACAACAGTTGACCCAAACGTGGGGGACAGTGCGTTAGTGACAAAAGCCCTAGCACCAAGCCCAGAGGTGGTTGCGTTAGGCAGTGTGGCTACAGTGTAGGTGGTACTGCCTTGAAATAGTGCAATAGCGGCCTTCTTTGTAACACCGTCTTGAACAATAACCGTGACGTCGTTAACGTTTAGGTATGTTGCTGGTGGTAGTTGGAGTATGCTTATATCAGCCATTTTTATACCTCAATGTCGCCGGGTGTGGGTGTGCTAGATGTGTTGGCGTATGTTGCAGGGGTCAACGAGTTACCCAATCCATCACCAAGCATGTTAGGGCCTTGGTTGATATTAGCCACGTTGGGGGCGTTAGTAATAAGTCCGCCTTTGCCCTGAATGGCGACGGAAACGTCAGGCCGCGGGTGCCTGAGGGTGATGTTCTCGGTTTGAATGGCGGCAAGGCGCCATGGATCGAACTGATCCAAGTCGTCAGGGCATACCATGAGACCGGGATAGTTTGGATCTGGTTTGAGAAGCGTGTACGACATTTTGCGATTACAACGATCGCAGACAGCGACGGACAGTACAGACTGCCCGCGCGTGTCACAATAGATACCGCCGTAATAGGCGTTACCCATTATCGAACTCCGGCTTGAATTACAGTAAGCGTAGAGTTAGTGCCGCCAGTTACCTGAATAGCCCGGAAAGGCTGGTTCGCAATAGGACTGGCTGGCGCCGTAACCCAAGTCATCACTGGCGGCGTGGGTACAGGGTACCCTTGAGCGTTCAGTGGGAATGGGTCAGTGTAAGAGATCTGCACAGTACCGCCGCCGGTGGCAACGTAAGATACGTTGGTCGGCGCCACGTACTGGTCGATTGGGACGAGGACGTCCGCTCCAACTGTTACTTGACGCATACCAGTCCTTAGGAGTTAGTCAAACCAGCGCCGTAGGCGATGATAGAACCATCAGGGTTACGTGATGTGTACTGAATGTCAAACGTGCCGGCCAAAGTGCCTGTAATAGCTGTAATAGCTGTTGCTGTGAAAGTCACGGTTGCGTCGGTTGAACCAACGTTGTTCAACACTGTGGCCACAGCGGCAGAGTTAGTGAAAGCAATACCAATACGGCCGCCTGAGGTTGTTGGTGTGAGTGTACCAACGTCAACACCAGCGATGTTCACAGTGATCACGCCGCCTGTCAACGCGGAAGGCGCTGAAGTTTGCAAGAAAAAGATGTGGTTAACAATCGCGCCGGCAGGAATTACAGCGGGTGCCGCTGTGGTTGTGCCAACAGCAAAAACGGGAATTACACCAGCAAGGCGGGTTGCCGTGATAGGGGCAATGTAGTCCTGTTGAGCACACTGAACCGCGCCTGTGTTATCAGGGGCAATTGTGCCGTCATTTGTGGGGTTGTTGCGCTTAAAAACGCGGATAGGGGTGTTAAAAGTTACTGACATTTTGATTACTTTCCATAGAAAGATTACAGCACCGTCTCTATGGCGTCCGCCCGTGAGCTTTACGGGTCGATGCTGATTATAGCTCTTACATAGAATTACCCATATCCACAAACAAAAACGCCCTACCTTTGCAGGCAGGGCGTTTAGGGTGCCGGGGTCTTTAGGCCCGGCTAGGTCTGCGATTACAAACCGATCGTGCCGTACATATTACGGGGATCGTGCCAACCTGTAGCATAACGCTCAGAGGCCTTGTAACGCATGCTGTCAGTCTCAAAGTCGCCTTCAGAGCTACGCTCCAAGGGACGACGCATGACCAACATCAAACCGTTTTCAGCGTCGGTCTGAATGAACCAAGCCTTGCTTGAGGACAAACGAGTCACCACGTGGGCGCCGTTTGGCAACATGCCAGTAGACTTGATAGGGTTCAGATCGTTGTCAGCGCCACCGGAGCGGAGGACAGACTTCAAGATAACTTCTGCTTGGAATTCCAAGGCAGGAGGTACCACGAGTTGTTCCGCTTTGAGGCGAATACGCTTACCGTTGTTGTCCACCGCAGAGCGGATTTGGATCAGCAACTGTTCCACAGATGTCTGTGAAAGTGAGGCCGCTGTAGACAATTGGTTGCTGAAAGTGCGACCTTGTGAGATTGGGTGGTCGTTTGCGATCAATGTTTTACCGTCGCCACCGACATAGCCGGCAGTGAACGCAAAGTTCAGCAAGTTTGCACACAATGTCTCTTTTGTCTCGATCATGGACTGAGCCAAGTGCTTCGAGAAAGTCGAGCCGATACGAATGTGATCGCCGTCTTCCATCAAGACTTTGGTCATGGCGTATGCCAAACCATAGATCTTATAGATGAAACGGGTAATGAACAAAGTACCGCCTTGGTCATACGAAACGGGTGTACCGTCAGGCATCTCAGGGGCTGTGTTCATACCGAACAGCATCACTTCTTCGTGATAGTTGCGGGGAATGCCGGTGATCTGGGTAACGAAACCCTTCCACTCGTCATCGCGTTGTTGGTATACACCATCAAAGACTTCATTGAGGATAGGTTCGACTACCGCTCTAAAGTCCGTACTGCGCATTGGGGTTGCCATGTGCTACTTCCTTTCTTTAGTTATTCGACGTTAGCGGCAACGAACGCATCGTTAGCGAGCTTGACTTGGACAATCGTGTATGTATCACCCCAAGCGTTGTTAATGTCACGGCCGAGACCAGTAACTTGAACTTGTGCTTGTGTGCCTACAGCCACGTCTGTGGTTAACATCGCGGCAGTTGAAGTGCCCAGACCACCGTTGCCGATGATTTGACCAGATGTCACTGCTGTGAAGTTAAATTCTTGTCCCACTTTTGTGTTAGCGATTGAGCCGTTGGCTTGAATCTCATACACAATTTCTGGGTCCATGAAAATCCACATTACGATGTCAGAGGCGGTGCCCAAAGCGGGACCAAACCATTTGCTGACAGTACGACGGCCAGAGGCGTCGGTGTATTCAACACCACCGAACACGCCTGCTAAACGCATGCCTGCTGTGGGTGTGTTGCTTGCTACTACAAGAGTAGATGTGCCTGCAGTCGTTGCTTCATCAAAAGAGACAGGGGTGCCGCTGTAAAAAACTGCCGCAGTGTCATATGCACCGGTGTAGTTTAATGAACGGATAATGCCGCTAGGATGATAAACGGGCTTCAGGCCAAAGGGAGTGTAAGTTGCACTCATTTATTGGTTCCTTAAAGTTGTTTTAACTAAACCGCAAATTATTTGCGGCTCTGTGTGCATCTTTTTCCATCTCCAAGAGGCCACCTTCCAGAATAGAGCGTCCACCTTTACCACCTTCAGCCTGTGAACGAACCTGCGACGTGATGTTGCGCTGGTGTTCCAAAGGATCATCGTGGTGAAGCATTTTTGCCACTTCCTGATAAATGTCTTCCGGGATCTTGAATAAGATCATCTCATTACAAGATATACAACCTTCAAACTTGCCCGAGCTCATCTTGCCTAAGTGTTCAAAGCCTTTTCCTAAGTCGGCGGCTTTCACTGGCTCATAACCCAACGCGATGCGTTTGTCGATTGAATCATACTGGTTTGTCGTTGACAGCCAGCAGAGGTGCATACCGGGCACTAAACCGCCCGGTACGTCCGGCAGTGCGTTGTTGGACCACTTGTCCCGAAAAGCCTCCAGCCTTTCACGCTTCACTGCTTCATCAGGCGAGGACATTTCATTCCGCGCCTTCAGTTCATCAACACGTCCTTGCAGACGGTCGTCTAAATCTCGTGTAATTCGATTGTTTGCCATGTCTTACCCCTTATTTCGTTACTCGGTTTTTACGGTCAAAATCTGCGTAGCTTCGGATCGCTTTAGCACGCTTGGATGGGTCATCCCACATTCCTGCGTCCTTGAGCGCCTGCACGCGGTCTCTGCTCAGTGTGAAGGTGTTCTTTACAGCACTACCACTCACGTCTGTGCGACCACTTGAGGTTCCGCTACGGCGGTTACGGTCTCCGCCTGTTTTGCCCGTGTACCGATGGGGTAAACGTTCTTTCAATCGATTGTCCAACTCGTCCCAGTACTCTGGGTCGGCTGGGTCCCAACCTTCGCTTGCCAGTGCATTGTCAACTACTTTGGCAATGCGGCTGTCTGTGTCTTTACCGCTTGGATCATACCAACGGTTTGAATGTAGCCAGTCTGTAGCGTTTTGCTGAACCACCTCAGTTGCGGGGCTCGGCACGTTGTTGCGGGGCTGTTTAGCCTCTTCAACTTGACGCTGTTTGAGCATTTGCACCTGCGCCAACTTTGTCTTGGCGTTGTGAAACTGCTCCATGTATTCCATTTGCTCGGCCACGTTGCCCGCCTGCGCGGCCTGTGTTGCCTTCATCTTTGCGTACTCTACACGCGTAGACTCATCTTCTAGCAACCGGTCGATCTGGGCAAACTGGAATCCTACTGCGGCGTTTTCCACTTGGGCCAACCGGCGCGCAAGGTCTTCGTTGCGGCGTTCCAGTGCACTGATCTTATGCTTTGCACTAACCTCGCGTTGCTTTGTGAGATCCTTCTTTAGGCGTCGCTCTTCACGACGCGCCGCTCGAAGGTTCTCCCTATCTTCTTCGGTTTCACCCTCAACCTCGCCGCCTTCGGCAAGATTTTGTGTGTCACCATCACCGTCGTCTGACGATGATGTATTATCTTCTTCACCCTCAAAAGGGTCAACGTGGTCGTCCATGGCCGCCAACGCACTGCCATCGTCCCGTTCTTTAATGGCGATGTCTTCGCCAGCCTGCATTTCTGCTTTTTGCACTGATTTCATAACGAAATCCTTTATTCAACAAATGCGGGGAACATAGTCCTCGCTGTTTCAAAATTATCAATTGCGCAAATAACCTCACGGTCTTGCAAAATGATAAACACAACCTCGCCGTCGCCGTGTGGTACCGCCCAGCGGTCGCCGCCGTACTTGATCACACGAACAAGATCCCCCACCTCTACCCACGCGCCTTCGGGCCACGTTTCAAGGGTACTAAGATCTCTGTATGCCAAGGGGCCTACTGCTACCACCTTTGCAATCACCTCGTTCCATTTTTCGGTGGCTTTTGTATCACTAACTAAAATGATGCCACCTTTTGAAACGTCTTTGGCTTTTCGCAGTTGGACTACGATTCGGTTGCCTTTAAGTTTAATTCCCGGTTCAACTGCCGGAAAACAGTCGGATTCACTCCGACCATCCACTTGGTACTTACTCTCTGTCATTTCCAGATTCCTCGTCCTCTCGCAGGACATTGTTGATAATTTCCAAAGCCTCTTGCAGACCTTGGCCTCTCCCTACAAGCTGGTTGTATTTATCCCAGCTATCGACCCCACTCAAAACGCCATTTTGTAAAAACTCAACGGCTTCTTTGATCTTGAAGATCGATTCATATAACGGGTCTTTCATCAAAAACCCTCCTTATAACTAAATACACACAAAAGTGTGCACTTACGCCCTAAATTATTTTTTAAGGCCGCGACTATTTACGGGCGGTACTTGGTACAAGGGTGCTTTAGGGGCTTGCTTAGAACCAGAAGGTCCTGTTTCTACTGGAGAGCCGGGGCCTCCTGCATAACCGGGCTTGCCGGTGATCTTGTAGTTCTTGCGAAAACCCATGTCTTGATTGCCTGTTGCCATTACTGTGCTCCTGTTGGTTGTTGTGCTTGTTGTGCCGCTTGGGCTAACTGTTGTTGTGCTTGCATTGCCGCATCGTGTGCACGTTGCTGTTCTGCTTGCGCTTGGTCTAGCCCATGTTTACGCAGGTCTGCGTAAGCTTGGCTTTCTGCTTCCAACGCAGTCATCTCTTGTGAATGTTGCTGTTGAACTTGTTGTGCGCTCAGTGCTTGGTTTGCGCCAATCGTTGCCACGCGCTCTTTGGAGGCGTTGTTGATGTCCGCAATAGCCACCTTGGCCGCGTTGTCTTGGTTTGCCAACTCTTGTTGTAACCCAAGTTTGGCCTGAATCTCTGCAACCTTGGCCTGCATGTCGCGCACCTTGTCTGCCATCTCGGCCTGCATCTTCTCGCGCTCCAACTGGAATTTGGCCTGTGCCTCTTCCGTTTTGCGTTTTGTTTCGGCCATCTGAGTCTGCACCAAGGCCTGAGACGTTGGGTCCGCCATAGCGGCCATTTGCATCTGAGACTGTTTGGCCTGTTGCATCTGTTGTACCAACTGCTGAACAATTGGGTTGATACCCTCGAATGTCTTCTGTGCGTCTTGGTTGACCAACTGGGCGGCCATTGCCAGCGCCTCTTGGGCGGCTAGGTCCAGCTTGCGCTCTTCGTTCAACTTGAACGCGTCTTTGCCTCCCGCGGCGTGTGACACGTAGTTGCGCATCGACTGCAGGTAGTGCAGTGTCAAGTGTTGCTTGATGTGCTCCAACATCAAAGGCGTCACAGCAGGGCCAATCAGAGGGTTGCCACCGTACGCGGGGTCCATCATGTACGCCAAGTGAACCTTCAGGTGGTCGATGTGACTTTGGTCTGGAAACGCGGCCGCCGCGTGGCCCATTGTCATCTGAACGTTCTCCAGTGCGGGGTTGCTCTCAACCGAGCCCTGTGGGTTAGGCATCACCTTCTCAATGTCGGGCACCTTCATCAGCTTCATCACGCGCATGTGCGCTTCACGCACGTTGTACAACTGCGGCGCCTTGTCTGCCAACTGCATGACCAGTTGAGCTTGAGTTAAACGCTGTGTTTCACTGAAAATGTTGGGGTCAGAGATTGGGCTGACGTCTGAGTTGTCCTCAAAATCTTCAACCGCAATTTCGGCACCGGACTGGTTGTCCATGTCTTCCAAGTACCAGTGGTTGATACGAGACAGGACCTGCAGACTCTTAGCTTGACTGCGGTGCAGGCGCGCGTGAATGCTTGAGAATACTTTTGAGCCCTGCTCGATCAACGCTTGTGTTGTGCCAACAGGTGTGTTGCTACCCGCGTCGGCAATGCGTCCCTCGCTGGTCTTCACAACACCTTTAGCGGCGTCGGTCAACCAACCTAATAGGTTGTACAGCACCGAAGACGGTGGGTTGAACGGCAGTGGCATGGCCAACTTACGCACGTCGTCCACGCCGGGTGAACCCTCAATCTCAACGACCTGAGTTGGCTCAATGCGGTCTGTCTGTCCACCAATGCGTCCGCCTTTTAGCTTCAACATGGTCTGGCTGTTGTTCACGTGTGCTGAGTCCATCAACGCACGAAGCGATCCTGTCAGTGCGGCTGAGAGGCCACCAATAAGGTGTGGCATGCCAATAGCGTAAGCGCCGCGCCAAGGAATAAACTTGTATTCCACCATCCAGTCCAGCTTGCGCATGCGCTGGTCGCCTGACTGCCAGTTACGGTACAGCGCGACTACTTTGCTTGTAATCTCGTCCACCGTCAGGATGTACGGCGCACGCGCGCCCTCTGTCAACGGGTCGTCTTCCAAACGCAAGAACGCGGTAATTTCGTACACGCGGCGCAAACCGTCTACGTTCTTGGTTGGCTCTGTCAGGCCTTCAATTTTGTCGTTGGCCTTCTTGGACTGTGTCTGGTTCTCAGGCAACAGGTCAGAGGTGTATATCTCAATATCGCGATATTCGCCCATCTCGACACGTTGCTTGAACATGTCTTCAGTAATGTCTTGTTGTTCTGTAACACGAGCCGCTGAGTAAAAGTTGGTAGAAGCAAAAGGCAACAGCACGTTGTCAATTGGAACCCACTCGGGCACTGGACGGTTGAGGTCCTTGTCAAATCTCCATTTGAGATACTGTGAGCCACCAAGGGGAAGCTGAGTAAACAACTGCTCCATCTCGTCACGGTACTCTTCAACCTGCTCAGTCAACTGCCAGTTCAGGAAGTTGGCTTTACGCTGTGCTGTCTCTAAACGAGTTTGGTCCGCCTTGCCCTTAATGAACGTGCGCACCAATCCGTCTGCCGGCAACAACTCTTTGCACGCGTTTGCCGCAAAGTCCACGCAAGCCTCTGCCATGATGGGGTGAACCACCTTAGACGCGCCTTGGAACGTTGCGCCACCGGGGGCGTCGTTGCCCAAACCTGTGCGGCGAATGCCCTCTTCATACTGCTTGTCTCGCTGTTTGCGGGACTCACGGTCCACTTCAATCAGGTCAAGGTACTCAGACGCTAGACTGTCAAGAATAGAATCTTCCAACTCTTCTGCCAAGTTGGCGTAGAACTCTGGGTTCTGTGATGGCTTTTCTGTTTCTGTCATGTTGACCACAACAGAGCCGTCTTCCAACTCAATAACCTCGGACTCTACGTCGTCAATATCGATGTCAAGCGCGTTGGCCAGATCTTGGATTTCTTTTTCCGTGTCTACTTCTTTTGTCGTCTCGTCTTCAGCAAACGACAAAGCGGACAGGTTACCGCCCTGTTGGAGTGGGATTGTTGGTTGCATTATTGGTTAAAGCCTCTGTATGCTTTACGAATTGGTCCGGCCATGGGCAACATGCCTAACGCGCTCATGCCTGCGCTAACAGGCTCGCCTTTTGCCATGTAGTGTCCTGTTTCAGACGCGTACAATGGGGCCATGGCCATTGCGCCAGCGGGGTGCAACATTGAAATGTCTGCTAAACCAAAACCGCCGGGTAAATTGCTATTAGGCCCACCAATTACAGTGTCAGCCATTTTGCGCGCTTTGTAACGACCCATGCCAGACTTTTCTAAAAAGTCTTGGCCTAATGAAGAGATACGTTCTCTAGGAGAGGGTTTGTATTCGCTTACTGTAGGTTGACGACGCTCGTACGATTGCATCATCATTTCGTCAGCAGAATTGTCCATTCTTGAACCGCCGCCACGAATGTAATTTGTCAACTCTTCCATTGTGGGTTGTTGTGTTTGTCCACCACCACCATAACCACGGACCATCATCTCGGCCTGCATGTCGCGGGGTGACTGCATGTATCCGCCTTCTGCTTTACCTTGAACGGCACGGCGGCGTCTGTCTTCCAACTCTTGCATCTGCCAGTCTTGCGCAAACGGTGCGCGTTGTGCTGGCTCGGTATCCAGCAAGTAGTCGCGTTGGTTTTGTGGCTTCCAGTCTGACGGGTGCTTAGTCACCACCGTCTCTGGCAGACCTGACATGCGGGCCTCGTCGCGCCATGAATTCATTTCTGCGGTTGCTGGACCACGGCCCTGCATAGGACGTTGAGCAATTGGGTTTGCGCCGGTGTAGTTGTGGCGCATGGGGTTGATCATTGCGTTTATTGCGTTCACAATGTCTTCTTGATCCGGCTCAATACCGCGGGCCTTGAAGTCAGCAACCACTTTATCCACCAAAGCACCGTGCTTGCCCAACAACATCTCGTCTGTCAGTTTGTCCAGTCCGGGGCCCTCAAGTTGCGCGGCACGTTCGGCGAACGGCGCGCTGGCGCTGGTCATTTGAGGAATATCACCCTCTGTCTTACGAATTGCATCAAGACCACCCATTACGTCGTCACCAACGCCTGTTAATGCCTCTTCACCCAACTGCTGGCGCGTTGCCAACTCTTCTGTTGATGGCGTAAATGACTTGTTCCACGTGCGGTTGCCTGTGCGGCCTGTGTTGGCCATCGACATAAACTCGTCTTCAGGGAACGCGTTCTGAAACTGACCCTTAGGGTACGCACGCGCCTTGATGTTCATTGGCGTCATGTCAAACTGGCTAGGCACACCTTGGAACGGGCCAATTGTCTCGCGTGTTGTCATGCCTTTGGCGCGCTCTGGCGTTATTGTCCGGCCCTCTGGTGTTGTCACCGCTGGATATGGACGACCACTTTGGTCCACAAGCTGGTTTGCAAACGGTGTTTGCTGTTGTGTGCGTGCCATTGTCTGTGGCGCGTTGCCTGTGGGGGCAGAAAGTGACCTAATGTGGTCTTCTAGTTGTTTTACTTCTTCTGGCGACGGGGGTTTGCCCACCGCTTTTGTGTATTTGCGGATTGCGTCTTGGATTCGGTTTGCAAATTGACCAATAACACCACCCCTATCGTAGTGTGGTATGCCTGCTTGTTCGTACATCATTTGTGTCGGTGTTTTAATTGGATTAAGCATCGTAATCTCGGGTTTTCAAAATTTTGTTGTAGTTTTCAAGGTCTCCGCCCCTGACAATGTCTTTCAACATGTCTCTATACCCTGCTCTAACTGGGCCCCACACAGAAAATGACTCGCCACGTGCTCGAATATAACGACACATCCGACAACCACACTGCCTAATCTCTTTTGCGTGCGATGAACTGTGCATTCAGGGGGCCTCCTATAACCAATCACCCATAAAAGAGGGTGTTTGTGCCCGAAAATCACGCGGCGTAGGGGTTATTCACCCTGTTTCGCGCAATGTCGTCCGCATGCGCGTAGTCTCGCGCCGGCAGTGGGTCCAACTGGAGCCAACCGGAGTCTCTTAGAACGCGCAAAGCCTGTGAAAGTGCGTCAACGTAGTCGTCGTGGCCCTTGGCCTCGGGAAAAGAACACACCTGCCTGATGAAACGCTTGGCCCAAGTTGCCACTTCGCCCGGATTTTCGGGGTCCTCTGGCACGTACACCCGTCCTTTTGCAATCAGCGGCGCCACAATGTTCATCCTTTGCACCTTATCAGCGCGTCCGGGGTTGTAGGACCTTACCGGCAGGTGCGCGGCCTGTAGTTCTTGAATGAGGGAGATGCCTGCTGACTTATCTTCCATCAAAATCAAGTCAGTTTTCTTTCCCTTGGCAAACGTGTTGTCCGCGCCGTACACAACCTCCTTGTAGTCCTCGATGACTTTGCGGCGCAACTCGGGGTACGACAGGTGGTTGTCCCATGCGTCGAGCAAAATGCAACTTGTTGCAAAGTCATCTTGCTCAAACACACCCAACGCAATACAGGCTGTTGGGTCGTTGTGTGTTTTTTCAGACGTGGCAGGGTCGTACGACACCAGCACGTACTCCAGCGTGGGTGTTGCCTTGTGCGCCGGCCAGTTCTTAAACCACTTGCGCTTGACAATACCCGCGTTCTCTGGGTCCAAGATCTCGCCGTAGATCTCCTGACGTCCTAGGTCCGTGCCCTCATATGCTTCTAATTGCTTGAAAAAAGAACTTGAGAGGTTTGTCCTGTTGTCATAACTCGACGCGCGCGACACGTACACGTCACCGCCAACCTTGCCCTCGTTCAGGTCCGTGATTAGTTCCAGTGGCTTTGGCGTGGTGGTAATGATCGACTGCACGCGCTCAATGCGCGGGTCTGTCAGTCGCAACGTAAACTGAATCTGGTCGTACGCGTCGTCGATGTACTCGAACGCACACAACTCGTCTGCCCACATGCCGTGCCACTGTGTACCCCGGAAGCGCTCTGGCTCAGACGCCGGGATGCCGCGGATCATGCTACCGTTCTTTAGCGTCAACTCAAACAGCGACTTGTTGTAGTCCTTGATCAGCGACGAGGGTATGATGTTGAGGAGCCCCGAGTCACCCTCGAAGCACGTTGCGCGAATGTCGTTTGATGTTGGCGCTGTCACCAACCAGCGCGTCTTGTCGTAGATTGCCGCCCTTAGTCCTAGCCAGTTTGACGCCGTGTGCGTCTTGCCGGAACCCCGGCCGGCTAAAAGTAAGAAGGTGTCGTACTCCCCATCCTCTGGCTCTCGTTGGTGCGGTAGTGCCGTTAACTCCCACCTCACACGCCACAGTGCTAGGTCCAGTTGCTCTTTGGGCCATCCCTTGTTCTGGTCTGCAAACGCCTTGAGTAGCTTTTGCTGTGTGTCGTTCATAGGCATACTGTCAGGTACCCTTCACTTACTAGGAACGTGTTGTTCGGGTCTGCGGTCTTGATGTGCATGCAGGGCCTAATGTCCACTTTGGTAACGTGGGTAATCCTGCGCATCTCTTCGTAGTGCGGCCGGCGCACGGGGGTTTGGTCTTCGACCAGTTTTAAGTTGGTCCTGAACACCATGTGGTAATTTTTCTTGAGTTCTGCTATCTCTGTCCTAATCCCGAGTGTTTCAGTCAAGTTATGTATTGACCTGAATAGCCTCAGGTCTTTGATGTTAAACCTAAACTTTGCCGAGATGCGGCTGTGGCACTTTGGCCGTGAGGCGCATACCCCCCGGAGTATAGCCAGTCGTTGCTCAAAAGATGAGAACAAATACTCTTCGGGAATGTAGTCTGGAATCTTGCCGTAACTCTCGATCAGCTTAGAAGTGATGATGGTACGCTTGTCTCTGTGCGGGTCCCCTATCCATATGCCTAGGTCGTAGGGGTGGATGGGTAGCGGTTTGGCGCTTGGCCTGATTGGGTAGCACGTTGGCATCCTACACCAACCCGTGTCTATGGTGGCTAGGTTTTGTGGCGCGTAGATGGGAAGGCTGTATTCTTCTCTGGTGGGAACCTTGCGCCCCCACTTGGACAGGGTAAGGAAAACCTTACTGTCGTACACCGGAATTCCGGTGCGGCTATCCACCACCAACGTCAGGCCGTCCTTGGTCCAGATTTTATGACACACCACCGGCGTGTACTCCTGAACAGAAACAACTTTGACGGGCAGGCCCGTGTAATCAAAAACCTCATCCCCCGGTTTGATAAACCTTGCTAACTGCCATCCGGCAGTGGTGGGAATGGGGGTACGTGCGTCGATTCCCATGTCTAACCCTAATTACCCATTGTTGTTAGGGTTTACGCCCTACTTTAGGGTGGGGGGTATATGACCCAGTAATCGGTGTTTTGTTCAGGGTGTTCAGGCTGTTCAGTCTTTATTTATTATTTTAAAAAA